AATGTTTTTAACGTTATGCTCTTCAGTTATTTCTTGTTCAAACAGTGTGATAATATCGTCAATTACATCAAGTACAATCGTTTCATACGTGTGGTTACCTGCTTCAAGTTCCGTGATAGCTTTAATTAACTTTTCGCTTGCTGGTGTTGTGATGTTACCTTTTACATCTCTTTCGTTTCTTAAATTAATTGACGGTGTCTCAATCATGTCCGCATTTCCGTCCGTATTAATGTTCAATGGATTCGGGAACTCATCTGCAAAATAAGTTTTACCATGCATCGTTCCTCCAAAAATAACGAAGTTACGCGGTGTTTCTTTTGCTACTTTTCTTTTGTTCGGTGGTAAAATACTCATATTTTATCTTCTCCTTTTAATAAATAGTGGTTCTGGATAGATGTGCGCAATCTTAGAACCTATTTTTTTGCTTTTATAACGTCTACCTTCTGGATATTTCTGTAGTAACAATTTCCAACATTCATTTTTAGTTTCGGCTTCGGCATATATCTTCTTTGATTCCACTCCAATGGCAACATACGTCATTCTTCTTCAACTACTGACCACTTAATGTTTTGCTGTTCCATAAATTCTTCTAATTTATCTAATTGTGATTCAGTGCCGATGACCTCATAAACTTCGACAAACTCTTCCTCTTTCTTTTGGGCCTGTTCTTTTTCAAGTGACTCTTTCATTTTCTTGGCACCAGCAAGACGTTTTTCACGTTCATTATCTTCAACAACGTTTTTTGCATCTGTTTCAATGATTTGTTTGATTTCATCGTTTTCTTTGTGACCGATTAAATGGACATAGCTACTCTCTAACAACTCAGTGCCTAGTTTTAAGTTTGTGATTTCTACGTGTTGCTTGATTAATTCTTTTTGTACATGCTCATGCTTTGCTTGTTCCACTAACCTAGCAACCTGTTCATATAAATCTTCCTCTATAGATTTGAGAGTAGTAGATTTATTCAAATATCTATCTTCGATGACTAATTGGTCTGCAATCTCATCAACTAACTGTAGATCTGTAATGACTTGCTCTTTTATCTTCATTACTTTTTCTAACTTTTCAGCACGTTCTTTTTCTTCGAACACTTTTGATTGTTCTAGTAACGGATCTATCACACTATCGAACTTTTCATTCAAAGTCTTGCATTGGTCTTCAAACTCTTTGATTGGTTCAGTGAGTTGTCTCTTTGTCTTCACTCGGTACTGGTCCACTAGACGTTTTCCTTTTCGTAAGTCAGCAATTACTTTTTTACAATCAGCCGCTTCTTTTTCAGTGAACGTAAGGCCCTCGTACTTCTTTAAGTTTTCAACCAGTGTCTTTTCGATTTCTTCATAGTTAAACTTGATAACCGCCGGTTGAAATTCTTCTGTTTTAACTGCTAAATCTAATGTCATTGGTCTTTTCCCTCCTGGTATAATATTTTCAGGTAAACAATTGTTATAATCCCATTCGCTTGCACCTTCGTTTTTCTTTAACCATTCGACACGCTGCCAAAAGAGTTCGATTTCTTTTAAAATATGCTTTATTTCGTCATCATCACGTTTAACGATGATATCCATGTCTAAGTTATCGTTGTCGAATTCTAAGTTGAATTCTGCATCTCTTTCGTAAAGCGCAAGTACTCCCTGGTTTAAATCATTCGCGAACATATACAGTTGCATCTGGACCTTATAAACATCTATCGTTGGTACTGCTCCATGTGTCTTAATTTCCAGTAATGTTTTAGCTGCATGATCCACACCGTCTGTATTTGCTCGAATATGATGTTCTTCATCAATCGTGCTTGTTTCCTCAAATTCGTAATCGGTTGTTAAATTGATATACTCACGTATTTGTGGTTCCATTGCATGACCATAAGCTGTATATTCGTTACCTTTGAAATTGTTTTTGACAATGCCTGTCTTATTTTGTGCCAATTCATATTGTGTTTTAAATTTACTTAACCCAAGTATCACTGGAACGTCTGAACCACCTACATATAAATGACGGTTTTCTGTTACGTTTGGTTCGTCTCTGTTTAATAAGCTACTCATCGAACCACACCGTCCCATTGTTTTAAACTTTCAAAGAATCTGGTTTCTGGATTATTCATATGATCACTTTCTTCAATCCAACCTTCCAACACACTTGGACGTAATTCTGATTTGTTAAATATCCTTCTTGTACTGAATTGACTATTTAAATCAGATAAATAAGCTGTATACACTTCACGCCTTTTAATAATCGTTAACTTATAACTATTGCTACCAACTGTTATGTGTTTGTTTTCAATCATCGTTTCTTCAATGATTCTGTATCTTCTATCTGGATTCATACTCCAATCTCCTTCCTAAACAACTCATCTGTAAAATCTTCTTTTCTATCTAGTGCTGCATACACCGCTTCTTCAATTGTGTTTTTCGCCATGTACTCATAGACTGTTACTTTCTTTGTCTGGCCATTTCTATATGCCCTTCCTAATGCTTGTACATGATTTTGGTATGAATAGGTTGGTGTGTAGATAATAACCAAATTTGCATATTGTAGCTCTATACCAGCGGAACCAGCTTGATATTGAACAATCGTTACACTATTTTTTAGCTTGTCCCATTCGCTGACATCTGGTATCTCTGATTTTTGGCCACTTACTTCATATACTCTTTTGTTTAGTTTTTTCATGGACTTCACAAGTTCATCTTTTTCGGCCGTGAAGTTATAAAAGATAATGATATTTTCTTCTGTTCCTTCTGCTAGCATTTCTGTATACTTCAACTTATCTTTTTGGTTTGCATAGTAGCGTAAACCATGCTGTAATTTTTGGTTCGTATCATAAAGTACAAGTTCTCCATCAACTTCCAAAACACGGTCTTTTTTGACCTTATTATATTCAGTCGATGCTTTAAACGTAATTTTTTCATGAAATATACCAGGTAAATCAAGACAAACTTCTTTCGGTAAACTAATAGAAAATGATTGATAGAGTTTGTTTAGCTTGTCCTTTTCAGTAAAGTCAACGACCATTGGTATTCGTCTATTACCAAAAAACTTATCTTCATATATTGCGTGTCGCTTCATAAATTGTGTTTTGTTTTTGTAATGACCGAACATTATCATGTATGCGATTGTATCTTCCCAGCCATTACTTGAAGGTGTAGCAGACAATAACAAAAAGTTTGTACTTGCTTGTGAAAGCTTAATACCGGCCTTACCACGTTGGCTTGTAGGGTTCTTAATGTAATGACATTCATCGTAAACAACGAACCAACCAACGAACTCTTTCCAACGCTTAGCAAGTACCCCATAAGATAAAACGTCATATTCTATTTCAATACCATAATGATTTGTCACAAATTCTACTTCCCGATCCCATCCACCCTCTTTAATCTTTTGTGGTGGTGCGACAATAAGAAGTGGTTCACCGTTTGAGTGTCGTATATAATGATGTATAGCCATCATTGTTTTCCCTGTACCTGTATCAGCTGCAATAAGAAAATCTGCATCAATTTCATTTAATAACTTTTTCTGAAAGTCATATAATACCGAATTCTTTAAAATACTCCTTCGTTTCTTCGAGACTGTAAGCGACAAATGCAACGCCTCCTGCCTGTTTAATCAACTCTATATGTGCCGCTTGTAATGCACTAACTCGTCCACCAGGTTGTTTAACTTCAATTCCTATGAATCTACCATTCAAGCAAGCTGTTATATCTGGTGTACCTGCTCTGCTGTATATGGACCCATGATTCTTAATGTGGTAAGCACCTAGCGAATCTAAATAACCTTGTATTGATTTTTCAATTCTTTTCTCACTCAATGAAATCAGCAATGTCCATTTGCATTAATCTTTCCACGTTTTTTTTTGTTGCTTTTTTAGCCTTTAACTTTACTTCCTCTTCTTCATTCCAGTAATCTTCTAATTTACTTGATGTAATTCGACCATTTTCCGTCAGCTCTGCAACACCAGGTATATTTAATTCTTGTTGTGATACTCCAATGTCATCTGCAAGTTGTGGCTTATCAAATTTAGTAGAACGTTTTAAGTTAACTGAAAGTACATACGGTTCATCGTTTTTATACACGATAACTTCTTGACCGACCTCTAACACTCTTAAAATGTCGTCCTCTTTAGCTTTAATTAATTCCATATCACGTTTACGTGCATTTTTAAGTTCTTCAATGTCATTGAATAAACCATTAATTTTTGCTCGTGTATCCAATTTCATAATTCAAAAACCTACCTTTCATGTTATAATCACCTTATAAAGTATTTACTTTTGCTCGTGATGTGCTTGCCGGCTGTCACGAGTTTTT